ATAGATTTTAAAACATCAACCAAAGAGCGTAAAGATGAATGGAATGAAAACTATTACATTCAAGGTTCTGCATATGCAGAGATGTTCGGTGAACGAACTGGCATAGAAATCTCTCAAGTAGTAATTTTAGTAGTAACAGAGGATGGAACTGTCCAAGAATTTGTTAAAGAAAAATACGAATACCTTGATGCTCTAGTGGAAACCGTTACGGAATGGAGAGAGCAAAATGAGAAACATATTGCTAATGATGTCAATTTGGATAGGGGTAATGTGTGGCGGTAGTATTCAAGCCAATGCAGAAGATATTAAAAAATCTATGGAGTGGAAACAAAAACCAGTATTATGTACAACTGCAAATAATGCATTAGAATTTATTAAAAATGAACATAATGAAGAACCAGTTATGATATGGCAAAATGATGATATTCAAACTATTGTGTTTTTGAATAAAAAAACTAATACAACCACCATAATAGATGTAAGTAGAGCTGGAAACGCCTGTTTCTTGAGTACAGGAGAGGATGTTTTTCGTCGTAAATTTAAAGGCGAATAAATGTAAAAAAGGTCTTGACATTCTAATCCCCGTGTGGTATAAATAAGATACAATTTGATGATACGAATTGAGAGTTGCACTGGACTTGGGGGCAGTACCCAACGCCTCCACCATAAGTTCATTTGGACTAGAGTGGATTTCTGATGGGGGCGAAACAGGATCGACAGGCAAGGACGGATGAGTGGAGAATTGTGGATTGACCGCCTTATAGGTCAATAAACTAAACGCAAACGATAATTTTGCACCTTTGGCTCTTGCTGCGTAAGCAGTAAGTGTTAATGGAGTTTTTTTGGGAGTTTTTTTCTTAGCAACAGGATAAAAAACTTCCACTTTATTCAAAAAAGGTATTGACAAATAGATAATAACCTGTTATACTCTGTATATAATGTCACTGATGAGTTTGTGAAATTCAAACGAAACACTTTGTGTCTGACAATATTGTCTACCATCATCTTGAAAGGATGAATTCTATATGACTACGACTACAACTACGAAGGCAACTAAGGTTATTGCCGCTCTCGAAAACGGTACTGAACTTACTGCAAAACAAATCAGCGCACGTTATGGTGTTAAAAATGCTCGGGCGTTGATTAGTTCCCTTCGTATGCAGGGATATCCTGTATACCTCAACAAGCGTGTTAGCTCGTTTGATGGACAAACCTATAGCAAGTACCGTCTTGGTACTGCACCACGGAACGTGGTTGCTGCTGGGTATCGTGCTCTCGCACAGGGTGTCTAAATACCACTACCAACAACGGGTAATGCCGTAATACATTCGCGGGGGGCCACGGTTAGCCCCCCAACTTTAACTAAGGAGACTAAAACAAATGAAGAAACTTATTATCGGAACAGCACTTGCAGCATGTATTTCAACATCTGCAATGGCACAAGATAAAGCAGTTCTACCTGCTACGTCAAAAATCGATATGTCTTTTGTGACCGACACTGAACATAATGTAACGAAGGAAACAACTACCACAGAATTTGGTGTTGTTGCTGGACTTAAAGGATTTGATTTATCAGTCCTGCCAACAATCAGCTGGGATGCCGAAGAAATTTCCAATATCGAATTTGCCGCAGGGTATACATTTGATATTACGGATTCCTTTGGTATTTCGCCATACGGTGAAATCAATTTTAATAAAGAATTTGAAAGTGGTGATAGACTTGTCGGCGTGAAGACACACTACAAATTTTAATTAAACATGGAGCAAAAATTGAGTCTTAGTACACCAAAAATATTTACTCTAGAAATAGAGAAAATTGCGAAAGAGAAAGAAATCTCTCACATGGATGCAGTTCTTTTATATTGCGATAAGGAAGGCATTGAACCTGATTCAGTAGGTTCTCTTATTTCTAAAGCACTTAAAGAGAAAATTGAAGCCAATGCAAGAGATTTGAATTTTCTCCCAAAACAGGCTCAGCTGCCTATTTGATAACCCTATAGAAGAACAGGGCATCACCAACAATTATGGTGTCCTGTTCTTTTTAACCACTAAAAGTATTTGTTATGCAGCCTATTGATATTTATCTTATGTATTGTGCTATGAAAGCACATTTTGGTAAAAGTGATTATGACTTTGTGACCTATAAAGGCAAGACTCGCATCAAACGAGATTCCTTTTATAAACGTAAGGACAGATCGTTCTTCGTTAAATTGGCTCGCAAATACAAATACGAAAAAGAAATCAAAAACTATTTCATCGCAAATTTCATCAAGGATAAGAAGGGCTACATTGCAAACTTTAGCAATGAGAACTATGAATCATGGAAGTTAAAGCGACAGGGTTTCTTTGATACATTTGAGGTAGAGATGAAACCTCTGGTAGATGCGTTTGAGGATTTGTTTCATATACAGAATGGTCAACACCCTAAATTAATGAAAGAGTTTTTAGGTGGCCGAGTGTCATTAGAAACATTGATAATACTGGATGAACTGGTCACGTTCGGCCCAGATTGGAATAGGAAATTAGAGGATGATATTATATGGAATGATTTAGATAATCTCATGGATAATTACGAAAGGTTCTTGACAATTGATCAAGAACGGTATAAAATAATACTATTGAAACTCATAGAGGAGTCCACTTATAATGGATCGAGTAGAAGGGTTCTTTGAGGCACGGTGCCGGGAACTAGAAAATCAAGTAAAGGTATTGCAATATGACAATGCTGAATTGACAGTCAAAAGTGATGAACTGTCTGAACGTGTGACCAAGCTTGCGTCGCGTCATTCGACTCGCCCACAGAGGGGTTTTAATAAACCTCAACGTCGGCCGTTTGTTGCAAATAAGTAGGTAGATGGTAATCCGGCGTAGCTCAACGGTAGAGCAATGGTTTTGTAAACCATAGGTTGTGGGTTCGATTCCTACCGCCGGAACCAATTTAGGAGATATTATGAAAGTAAAATTGATTTCACATTCTAGGAGATATACACCAGACAATGTTACTGGTGAGGATGATCCACAAGAGCTTATTGCATATTGTGCGCGAGTCTCAAATCCTAATAACCAGAATAACAAAGATACTAGTGATAAACTGATAAGTTATCTTATTAAGCATCAACACTGGTCGCCACTAGAGATGGTTAATGCGTGTATTGAAATTGAGACAACCAGAGATATTGCACGGCAGATACTTCGGCATCGTTCTTTCTCATTTCAAGAGTTTAGTCAACGATATGCTGACCCTACTAAAGAATTATCCTTTGATGAACGGGAAGCTCGTTTGCAAGACCCAAATAACAGGCAGAATAGTTGGCCACTTGATTTTGATCTTCAAGATGAAATTCAATTAGATTCAGACTTCCGTAAGAAACAAAGGGAAGTGTGGAAACTAGCTGTAGAGACATATGAATGGGCAATCAAGAAGGGTGTTGCAAAGGAACAAGCAAGAGTAGTATTACCAGAAGGTAACACTGTATCACGATTGTATATGAATGGTACATTACGTTCATGGGTTCATTACATTGAACTACGCAGCGCCCAAGGTACACAGAGGGAACATCAGTTGATTGCGATTGCTTGTGCAAATGAGCTTGCAAAAATATTCTCATTGATGAATGATTATAAAAAAACATGAGTAGTATTGTCATAGGTAATGGCGAGTCACGCAAGTGGTTCAGTGAGAAGCAACACAAGGTTGGTGCTATCACATGGGGCTGTAATGCAATCTATCGTGATGTGATGGTTGACAACCTTGTTGCAGTTGACTATGGTATGCAGCAAGAAATCTATGACTCTATGTACTACAAGGATATTCAATGTTGGTTTGCAAACTGGACACATCTTCCAGCTGAGGCAGCAGAGTTTACGTTTATGGGATTTGATATTCCAGAGGCATTCATTCATAAGAGTTCACAGAGAACAGACTATTGTGTAATTTCAGGGAAAGACCCTGCTACATTGTATGAGAAGATTGAAGCTGCAATTATGATGAATCCAAAGTTGGATATGA